TCCTATCCATGTGTAAGATTGACCTTGGTATCGCAAAACGTCTGTCATGTTCTCTGCGTACCCGAACTCTATCTTTGCTCCTGATGGGAATCTCCACTCTTTTTCTTGCTCTCTCCATTTTGCTCCTGGAAATGCTCTAGAGTATAATCGTTGAGAATGATTAATCAAATCTCTTAACTCTGGCATTGTTCTTCTAAGTAATAAACATCTATGATGTTCTTTATGACAGTATCGTAGAGGATCTATTAACATGGCATATGATTTGCCACCACCTCTAGCACCACCGTAAAAAACTTCTCTTTCTGGTGCAGCTAGGAACTCTGTTTGAGGACCTGGATTAGGTTTAAATATAACCTTCTGCTCAGATAGATGTTCCTGAATATTTTCTGGAACTTCGTCTATTACGTCTTGAGTTATAAGTTGCTGCTCTTTACCATCCAATACTTTGTCAATGGTTAACAATTTATCTTTGACATTTTTTGCATGGGCTTTGGCTGAACGTAGAGATTGTTCTGCCTTTGCAACTTTCTTACGTGTTCTAGCTAAAGCTTGTTTAGCCGACTGCTTGGCTTTGGTTTTGACTTTCTTTTTTGGTTTTGGAAGCGGTATCTCTTGCAACTCTTTTTCTAAGTCCGACATATGATATGTATCTTCCTGTTTTTCTTGTTAGCCAAATAGCTACCTCTCGGTATGAACATGTTTTTAAAAATTTCTTTGCTTCTTCTAA